AGCTTCTTTGGTAGGCATACTAGAATATTTCTTTCCATATGCATCAATCTCTTCAAAGACGATTTGAATCGACCTATCAGTGAAATATTTTGGTAAGATATGAGGAATCACTTTACGTGAAAATGATTCCTCATTTAGGATGTGCGCCAAGATAAGGTCTTCTACATCAATAGAAGATTTATACTCATCTGTCATACTCATCTTGTCCTTTAAATCGTATTTGGTTCTACCGATGTCAATGACATCATAAATCTGCACAAAGTTTGCTCAAAATCTTCGATATTAGTTGGATGAACATCATCGATGATATTGTAATCAATGGCGATATTATGCATTGATTCATCTTCGTTGTCATCTTCTGCTCTTATATCAACAATCACAATATTAATACCCTCTAAAGTGATAGAGCCATTGCCGTGTAATTCAAACGTTGGAATATCAATCATTAGAATAAATCCGTACTTGCAATAGAATTATGTTTGAATGAATAACGCCTTTCAAAATACTCATGGAACTTAACGTCTTCCAATAACGGTTTCCAAAATTCTTCAGCATTCGCCCAAATAGTTTTTTCGCGCCACGACTTATCATCTTTAACACAAGGTCGACTATACCAACCTTGTTTCGGTTTGGTTACAAATCCACCTGCCAAAGCATCTTCCAAAATACCATAGTAAGGATGAATACCGCCATCATGCTTAATCATGTATTTTAACTTACTATGCTCAACAGCGTAGCGACCTTTCTGCACCTTGGCAGTGATAATAGCACCATCAATTTCATCACCGTCTTTAGAGCGTGCTTTAGAAGTACACATAACGATAGAACTACATGCGAAATAAGCACCCTTACCACCACCAACAGCCAATGGATTATACTGGTCCATTGTCGAAATCACATGATTCACAATCAAAACCGTACAACCAAGACCCGTTAGGATACGAGCAAAACTATTTTTCTTTTTGGCTGCAGTCATATCAGATACATCTTTACCATCTTTGGCATCTTTAACGGCTTTGGAGGTGTTCACATTACCCCATGAGTCGATAACTAAAATAAGCTTCTCACGCTCGCTTCTATCTAAATCTTCGAGCATGTTAACAACTACTGTTTGAACTTCTTCAAGCTGATTGTTCTGAATAACAACCATCCTATCCGTGTTCACACCAATAGTTGATGCGAATGATTCGCTATAAGCAAATTCGGTATCAATCAATGCCGCATCCATATCATATTGTCGCTGTGCATTACGAATAACCTTATTGGCGACAAATGATTTACCAAGTGCAGAATCAGCGGCAATCATAGATACTTGACCACGCGGAATACCACCATACAACTTACCACTAAACAATAAATTAATCGTTAAACACCCCGTAGAGATAAACTCTGTATCTTTTTGGGTGTGTAGTGACTCTTTTACAATTTTATTTTTGAGTAATCTTGATGTGATACTACTCATGATAGTCTTCATCAATAGATGAGTCTTCATGTTGGAAATCTTCCGCGTTATTATCAAAATATTCCATAATTTTAGTCATATTTTCTTCGCTTCGTAGGAAGAAATGGATAGCCGCAATATCATATAAAACGGGTGGTGCTGCAGGTAGTGATTTATATGATTCGGGTAGATGCAAGTCAATTGAATATTGAGTCATATCCTCATTAGTCGGTAGGAAATTTAAGCTGATAGGCTCAATAACCTGCTGCACCTCTTCGTTAATTTTATCTGTCATTGTTAAATGAACTCCTTCATGGCTTCGGAAAAGTCATATGTTGGTTTGTCCTGACTATATAAGTCAATGAGTTTTTTAATGAAATCTTTATCGGTAATCTTCGATTTGAGAATACTAACATAATACCACGATGCTGCAATCAAATTTGTTTCTGATGTATTCAATGAAATTTCTTTCAAGATAACTTCTTGCTCATCTTCATTCACAATGAGCGCCGAATTGAAAACAAGACCTGCGATGTCTTCGCCAAAGCGACCAAATACATGCTCAATATCCATCTCATTTGATTTTAGCATTGATAAGAAGTATACAACCGCTTGTTGAAGCGACGAACCACAATTCAGCCCAATATACTTTTCAACTTCACCCAAGAACTTAAGCTCTTCCGATGATAGTTTCTTTGATGCAATTTCTTTTATTTCTAGTAGTGTTAAATCATTACCTTTATTCATTCGCAAATTATATCGCCATGAATGAATATATCAAGAACTATTTCTCGTTTGTTAGTTCTGTCTCATATCTCTTAAGTAGTGCGTCATCAAGTGGTGTGATGTGTCCTGACGATTTCTTGAAGTTTAGGACGAATACCTTATCTTCAAGGTCTTTATGCCTTAGAATGCGAATATCCTGCTGCACTAGCTTAACATCATCTGTTTGGTTATATCTTTCTTCTGCAAATAATACGCCTGATACAAGACTACCAAAGATAGCAATAGTTCCTGTCACCACTTTAATAGGATTATTCTTAATAAAATCGAACATTGTATCACCTCGCAATGCACTATTTATCTAAATCAGAATGTCCACACGACTTGAGTTAATATTTTAGTAGGGTATTTGGTGCTTCCTGCAGAACCATTATATCTTGCCAATGCAGCAATCAGGTTATGGTCGGCTTTCTCTAAGTATATTTTTAGGATGGCAGAACCGTATTGAAGATTAACTTCTAAGTCATGAAGATTATCTGATGGGTGACCAATCTCATCTTTCCAAAATGGCATCACCTGAAGCAGACCTTTAGCGCCTACATAACTTTTGGCATTGATATTAAATGATGATTCTGATGCAGCAATAGCGAAGATTAGTTTAGGGTCTAAATCATTATAGTATGCACACAACAATACGCTATCCACGATTTCTTCTGAATTACCATTATGGTAACTTTTTACATAGTCCAAGTATCTTTTCTTGTTTGGATATGTTCTTAGATAATTAGCAATATTACTCTCTAAGTACTCAACATGCGCTACTTGTTTAACATTATCATTAACCCACTTATCCAATAGTGCTATAGGCAAGACAATAAAATGGAAAAATAATAGCAAGGTTATTGATGTATATTTCATAAAGGTTTCACTCATAGTAATCTCCGTTCAATACTTCTGCCGTGAACTATAATAATCAATATTGTAATGCCTGTCAAAAATAAAACTTGGCTAAACCCTAAATTAGCCAAGTGGCTGTAACCTCTAACCAAAGAAGGACATAACTTGATGGGGTTTGGATACTCGTCATGTGTACATTACCCAAATCATTAACAGTGTGTCATTATACGACTAGGGATGCCGCTAATGAGTTTACTTGCCCTCTATTACATACTATTTAGTTAGTAAATAATATGCCATTTCTGTGAGTGCTACGCCAGGATGGATATGAGTTTCTTCATGATGCTCATTTTCACGATGGCTACCTGACACATATAATCCTGATGGAAGCTGATATACATACAACTTAAAAATCAGCATAAGGTCAGCCCAGTCGCGTCTATGCTTGCATGGGTTACATTCAGAACGACCATTCAATAAAATCGTGACTTCTTTGATATGAGCATGAAGCGTGCCTTTACTAACAATATCATGAGGGTTCATTATCTCAACAACTTTTAAAATCCTATCCAAATCACACATCATTTACACTTCCCGTTACCAATTCCCAATAAATTTTAGATTTTGTAGACATATCACCTCTTTTTACAAGACCTCTTTCTACCAAAGCATTTAGTCGATTCCTAAAATATGCTGCGCCAATTTGGAAATCTAACTTGGTGGATATAGCCACATAGTAATTAAGGTGAGTCGTACTTAGATATGCGACTTCTTCATTATAAAATTTATCCTTTATGATATGAAAAATCTTATCCTCAATCAATTCTTCTATGTGTTTATCGCGATAGCAGACTTCTTTTTTTCAACCTCTTGATTTCTTCATCTTTTTGGTCGAGTTTCTTAGTCATGTTGTTAATCTCCGTTCAATGTTTCTATGGCGAACTATAATCGTCTAAAAGTTATTTGCAAGCCTTATTAGATTAGACCCCATTTGATTTGATTTTTATAGAATGAGTCCACTCGATGTACTAACCCAGCGGATTCCATTCTTTTTAGTCGATTTCTAATATAAGTCGTGGTACATTCATACTTACATGATACGAGATTACGCAAAACATAAGTCATAGCACCAAACCTATAAGAGTATCGTAAAATCTTAATAAGTTCTCTATCAATGTGATTTAATGTCATCAACTATACACCAACTTACCTTTATTTCTCGATGCTGCTACATATGCAGCGTTAACGGCGTAGCCTGCGAAATCACCTAAATCTATATAAACATCTCTAAAAGTCGAACCTTGACTCTTATGTGATGTCATAGAGAATGGATGGGCGAACCTTAGTATCGCATTTTCGATTTCAAAGTATTCTCGCCAAGCAGACTTCCTATCTTCTTCCAAACCACGAGCAGAAGCATAATCACCAATCTTCTTGAACTTACCGCATTTATTTTGAAGTTCTCTTGCTATTTTCAATGCCTTCTTAAGTTCAATTTGATAATTGGATTCTGGGTCATCAGGATTTGGATGATAAAACACATCATACAGAAAATCACCATGTTCAGATTTGATGGTTAATTGGTAACCAAACGTCTCATTCCATATATCACTTTTTTCAATAATTTCTATGTAATCAAAGTTATTGATTAAACCACTATCCAATGTAGCTGTACATATAACAATTTGACCTTTTTCTAAACCAAATCTATCATGACCATAAAGCTTTTCGCATACTCTATCTTGGACGCTATTTACAACCTTGTTGGTGTATCCAATGAATACGTCCATACTTAGTTCCGTTTCAGCGCAAACTCCAGCTTTTGGTTGTACAATAGCTTCGATGAATGCATCAGAAGCGTTTTTGGATTTGATTACTGTATTATCAATAGGAGCGATTGCATCAACACCTCTAATTTTAGCATCATCAAGCATAGCAAGATAATCTAAATCGGTGTTCCTTTGGGGAACATTAAGAACATTTCTGCATGGTATATTATGTAGGTCAATCGCTTCTCTTTTTACGGGTGCTAATTGAAACTCATCACCAACGACAATAATTTTGAACCCATACTCTTTAGCCATATTATAAATGGACACTAGAACATCTCTAGCTACCATAGATATTTCATCAATGACTAGAACATTAGGCGTTTTATTTTGGAGGATGGACTGACCACCATTACCAAACTTAGTATTACCGTCATCGTCAACATAATCAGGGGCAACACCAAGCATTTGAGCAATCGTACCCACAACCACGCTCTTACCACCCCAATATTTAACGGTGAATATTGGCTTAGGTCTTTCAACCTCAACCTCACCCTTTAAATTGGATATTGCGATTTTCAAGGCTTTGTTAGTCGGCGCGCAAAGCATCACAGACAACCCTTTGGTTTTGACAAGGTACTTGATTAGTCGTCCTGTGGTGTAGGATTTACCTACACCTGGACCACCGAATAATGAACCCACTATACCTTTAGAATCTAGCATCTTTAATATACTAAATACTGCTACCTTTTGAGAAGAATCTAGCGTTTTCATTAGGCTACAGTATACAGAATATCTTTATCTTCAACAATACGTTGAGTCTCGCCTACAACCTGACCATAATTGGTCTCAATTGCCACCTTAGCACCAACCTTGATGTCGGAATCAATCGGCGTACGTGTACCATCACCATTCAGCTTGCCATCACCGATAGCTAGAACAACACCAATTTCGGTTTCAGACTTACCAGCCGTATGCATGAGGATAATCCCACCATCGCTTTTTGTTTCTTCTTCTTCAACAATTTCCAACAAAACCATATTGTTTCTTGGTCTAATATTCACGCTCATGTATTACCTTCCAATGCTTTAGTTAGTAAATTGTACACTTCCATGATGGCATCACGCATAATCAATAAGTCGGCTGCAAAACAATCACCAAACTCAACATCATACTTAATACCTTTTAATGTGAAGTCATCTACCAACGTGAAGATAACAGTTTCCGTACCAATAGCAAGCTGCGTGACGCGATAACCATCATTAATCATCTTAACAACATTTTCTTGCTGCATCGTTTGATTTTTGAATGTTACTTTCTGCTTATCGTGTGTGAGAATACCGCTATCCAACACACTAAATTCTTCAACACCAACCAAATTTTTATCTTCGATTACCATTCGGGTCATAAGTAATGATAAGCTTGTTTGTTGTTCAGGGATAGTAATCTGCATACCAAGCGATTTAAGCAACAAAACCATTATTTCATCGCATTGATTATTTGAGGTACTTTCCATCAACACTTGGTTTGTATTTTGTAGGATTAGAACCTTAACACTTTTTGTCGATGATAGTGCATGCTCCATTAATTTGTTTATGGTATTTTCTTTTAGTTCTGCACGCTCATGTTTAGCAGGCGAACGACCAGTATCGACTTCAAATTTATTGAGGCATTTTTGCATTTCTGAAAACACAGCCGAAGCAGGTAAAATCTTCTGGTTAATCGTATACCGCAAACAAATAATATCTTCTGATGATACGTATCGCGTTCCTGTATCCATTTCACTCCAACCAGAGTTTGATAATTCAAGCGGTCTTAGGTCACGTGATTTGTATGCTTCAAGTTTTTCTTCGATTGTTGATAGGCTTAGGTCTTCAACCCTATAATCATATAACGTACATTTCTTCATTTTTATTCAATTCCTATGTATTGGTATCAATTTTTATTTAAAACGGCTTGGTGACGTGTTTAAGCGCGCCTAATTGGTATATTAGGCACGCTTTTACATCACGAATGTAGAATCTTAGGTGAATTTGGTTGGATGATAGTAGCAAACTGTTGTGTGTAGACAGAAATCATATTATCAGTTGTATCCAAAATCAACATCACATCAGATGATTCAACAGGAATCTTACGGCTCTTAGCGAAAGCACACCATGGAATCAAAGCAGTTTCGATTTCATTATTGTCATTATAACGCTGAGAAACGGTTACGGGGTTTTCAGCAATCAACCCTGTTTCTGTTTCTTCAATATCAGCGATGAACTCTTCACCGCTTTTCAATTTTACAAATTTCACATTACTCATATTACATCATACTCCATTTTTATTTTATTTTATTCGTCCAAGCTACGTTCAACTATGAACATTTCTTCGATTTCTTCAAAGGTATTAGCCTCTGTTTTATCTTCACGTAGTTCAATGAAGATTGGTAAGTCTAAGCTTAGGTCACCGCTTTTTGCATTACTTGTGATGCCTACAGATTTAATCGTGATAATTCGACCACGCAAGTCTTGACCCCAATAATCGACACGCTGTTGCATATCTAATCCTGAACCAACCCCTGTAGTAATGCGACCATCTTTCGACTTTACCTGAAATGCACCTAACTTTCCCAAGCAGTCATTCTTACCTTCTTCGTTAGCAACAATTTCCATTTCAAACTCAACAAAAAGTTTAAGTTTAACTTGGTCTTTACTACGAGTATTTGACCAATAACCAAGAAGATTTTTAAGAACAGAACCTTCTTTACCTTCTTTAATCATTTTACGGAAAAATGTCTTAGCTTGAACTAGGTTATTAACAACTTCTGTTTCAGGTAAGCCCATGGTGTCATATGCGCCCAAATGAATCGTATCTGAGATTGCTTCCCAACGAGCCTTATAAGGTGCTTCAAAAGGCAAAACGTCAACGAAATTAGACAATGGAATAGCATCCCAAACAACAAAACGAACACGAGATAATTCATCATCACTTAAGCTTTGTTTATTTAAAATACCATTACCTGTTTTGCGCTCTAAAATATCACCATCTGCATCAAGCACAAGTAACTCACCATCAAGAACCATTTCGTTGATTCCACTATAACATGTGTTTGGTTTACTAGATAACTCGCTAGCAAACTCTTTAACAACAGAATCAAGAGCACCTTCCAACATGATAGGTTTACCTGAGCGACCATTCACTTCAACTTTACCGTTGGCTGTGATGAGGAAATTAACTCGCATACCATCCATTTTTTCTTGAATCAGTGCAGGGTATCGAATAGCTTTCATATTATCTTCATTGAATGAAGAAGCAAGCATACATGGATATACTGGAATTAGAGAATCCCAAACCTTATTGATAGTTGATACAGAGAAACCAGAGCGTAAGTTCTTAAGTACAACTTTACCTAATACTTCTGCATCATCAGCTTCAATAGATTCCAATACACGAGCCAAGAATTCTTTTGCTTTATTACCTGTCAATTTTCTTGATGAAATGATAGATAATTGCTTTAATGCTACAAGCAACGGAATACCAAACCCAGCTGGCTGTTTTTCATATTCAGGCAGTTTACGGACGAAGAAGTTGGTGTATGGGTTATTTGCTAAGAAACAAACCATTTTAAGCGTTTGGTTTTCTTTATATCCTGTTAATATGGATTCTTTCTCTGTCTTCTTTGGTGTTTCTGAAACAGCATCCAAGATAGCCTTTGTTGTTTGATACCTAGTAGGCATCTTAAATTCATCGCTCATTTATTTAATCCTCATTTATTCTCTTCTATTTTATACGAAGCAAATGATAACACAATATTATATGTGTGCAATAACTATTGTTCACCGTAATGTAGATAACCACCAATAATATACTTATCATTAGATACAGGAATTTCGCCTGCGTGTGGGTATGTCCACGTAGGAGGGAAAACTAGAACACTACCACGTTTAGGCTTAATAGATTGCTTTGTATCAATGAACGTTGTTTCGCCGCCTTCTTCAACATCATTTAGATACAAGAAGAATACCAAGAACCTCTGATTGTCATGAACATTATTCACATCAACATGAGGGCTGAATCGACCATAACCTGCTTCATATTTCTTCATTCTGAAATCTTCAAACTTAATTTCTTCCGACCATTGATAAGTTTTAATATCACACTCTTTACAATATTGCCTGATGACGCTAATAAAGCGACTGGTCATATCATCATACACATCATCAAAAAGCACACACTTCCTTGTATCAAGAACCTTAAAGTATCTATGGTCTTCGACAATATCAAGTTCAGGTTCTGACTTTTCAAATTTGGCTATTAGGTTAGCACAATCTTCCTCACTAAACACATCTTCAAACAATTTTATATATTTCATATTAGTCTCATCCTATTCATACATACTTTCTAATGTTGCTTCCTTTTCAGATACCCAACCTACAGAATGAAGCATCGATTCCATTGGGGCTAAAAATGTTTTCGTATACATTGTTCTATAATCAATACTGCTAGATAAGTCAAACACTTTAGGTAGTGTTAAATGTGATGGAAAACCAATAACCTCATACTTTATATGGTTTGGCAATTTCAAATCAACAAATTTAATCTTATCTGCATCAGCGATAGGTCGCTCATCAGTAAGACCATATTCTTCAATCATATGATTATACATTAAGGCTGCTTTAACCTGCTTCGGTGCGCCTTTAGCGTGTATTGTGGATGAACCTTTATACTTCTGAATGTTATTCACACCACGTGGATATGCAATACTTTCAATCGGTAAAGTTTTAAATTCTTCCTTGAACTTAGCAACAAAATCAATAACAGTTTCTTCATCCTTTGTAAGCATCAATCGAACAGCTTCTTTAAGCACCTCACGTACCTTTTTAGGAGTAGAAGACTTAACGATTTCAAGACCCATAATCTTAAGCTTAGGTTCTGTATAGCGAACACCTTCTGCATCATGAACAAGCATGGCATATCGCTTCTTAGCCGTCCAAAAACTCTTAGATGTGATGTTCTCTCTACTCATGTTCATTTTCTGCTCTCTAGCGTTCATATAGTCAGCTAGTTCTTGATACCAAACATTAAGTTTCTTTTGGATAATATCATTGAAGAACTTATCAAGGAAATTAACTCTATCTTCTGTAGTTCCTTTGGATGGGTTAGGGAATGCTTTGGCTACAACGCCTTCCATATCAACATAAACAGAATCGGTATCGATAGCAACAATATAATCAACATCAGTCGTACCCAAAGCTTTATTCATAAACTTATTGATTTTGTGTTCAATCCACCTAATTGATAGTTGACCAGACGTTGTAATTGCTGTGGCAATACGAATATCATAAAATTGGAATGATGATTGACCAATCGCCCCGTATCCAGCGTTCAAAATGACCTTGATTCCTTTCTGAGCATTATCGCCTGTTGAAATCTTCCTCTCTAATTCAAGAATAACGGATTTATCATTATTGCCATTTTTCTCATCAACTAGAAGCTGCTCATTATGAAGCATGTCGAGTTTTATCTTCTTACGTGTAGCGTACAATTCCTTCATTAAACTTGAAAAGAAAGACTCTTTCTTGGTATCAAATAATTGACCGTTTGCAGTTACGCATAAATCCATGTCAGATAACGATGATGTATCGACGGACTTATCAATAACATTAGCGATATTTATGTTAAAATCTTCTGAGAAGTCATCTTGAATGGCTTCTTTTCTTTCGTGAATTGTATCTGGACCTAGATTATATTGGAAAATTAGATGTGGGTAGAGACCATCCAAATCAAGTGAACATACCCAATTATGCATCTTGCCAATATTAGGACTTTTTACGAATCCGCCAGGAAAATTTTCTTTCTCTTTTGGTGAACCTTTTACATGAGCCTGTTGTCCACGTTCACGTAGGAAATGGAACACCAAAGCTTCCCATGTTTTGACAGGAGAAAATGTATCATTGTATGGTTGCTTACAGTGATATGATAGATATAGAATAAGGTTCATCAGACTCATTTTCTCGTCTAATTCTTTAACCAAGCGAACATCATGAATATTGTAGTCGCAGAATCGAGAATGGTCTTCACGATACAAATCTTTGATTGTTCCAATATCGGAATAGTCTAGCTTCTGTGCTCCAAGTTCAAAGTTGGCTATGAAATCCAAGCTGTATGACTCTTTTCCTGTATAAGTGTAGTTCTTATACAATGTCATATAATCGAGAATCGAAACACCGACAATATCCCACAAGATAACGATATTTTTAAAGTTATCCGTTGTTTCCCTAGAGCGAAGTTTACCCCACGGTGATAGGTAATTAGCAGCTTCTTCACCCAATACGGATGCGATTCTATTGATGATGAATGGAATATCAAACCCTTCGATGTTCCATCCTGTTACCACATGAGGCATATTTATGTGCCAATACTTTAGAACGCAACTTAGAAGATGTTTCTCATCCCTGCAATTATGCACCACAACTTCAGGGTCATCAGATTTATATTCTTCTTTATATGACCAAATATGGTACTTATTCTCGAACGAATCATGTATAGTGAATGTAACGATTGGATGCGTTGCCTCATGTGGGTCAGGAAACCCATCAAGCACTAAGGAAATAGTTTCAATATCAAAATTGAATACTCTGATTTTATCAGCATCATACTTGATTTCTTGGTCATATTCACGAGAAATATATTGAGTAATCCAATTGGAGTTACCATAAATATTATACCCATGTACGCCTTTGTATTGGTCGATATGTTGCTTTGCGTCGTAGATTGTATCAAAATTCTTAGTCTGTAGTGGTTGACCTTCAAGAGTTTTATACATGGTATCATCTTCTCTTGATGGAATGTATAATTCTGGTTGAAATTTTACCTTACGATTGGTGTGACTTATGCCATCAAACTCTCTAATAAGCAGAGTATTACCCTGCCTATCAATATTCGTGAAAAAACGACTCATTAATCCCTCTTCTTGTTATTTT